GCAGGTAAAAGTTATATCTGTTCAGGAAACATCATTCGTCATGCACAAGAACAAGGAATTTTTGTTATCCTTATTGATAGCGAAAATGCTTTAGATGAAAAATGGTTGTTGGATCTAGGTGTTGATACTGGCGCAGAAAAGTTGCTGAAACTTAATATGGCCATGATTGATGATGTGGCAAAAACTATTTCTGAATTCATGAAAGAATACAAACTTATGCCGGAGGAAGAACGTCATAAGGTGTTGTTTGTTATTGACAGTCTTGGAATGTTATTGACTCCTACTGATGTAAATCAGTTCGAAGCAGGTGAAATGAAAGGTGATATGGGTCGTAAACCCAAAGCACTTACAAGTCTTGTTCGTAACTGTGTTAACATGTTCGGTTCTTGGAACGTAGGCATGGTTTGTACAAATCACACATATGCTAGTCAAGATATGTTTGACCCTGATGATAAAATCAGCGGTGGCCAAGGCTTTGTATATGCTTCTAGCATTGTTGTTGCTATGAAAAAACTCAAACTCAAAGAGGATGAGGATGGCAATAAAGTCAGCGATGTATTAGGTATCCGTAGCGCCTGTAAGGTTATGAAAACTAGATATGCAAAACCATTTGAAACTGTACAGGTAAAGATTCCATATTCAACAGGAATGAGTCCTACATCAGGATTGGTTGATATGTTCGAGAAAATGGGGATCTTGACAAAAAGCGGAAACAAGCTACAATATGTTAGCAAAAAAACTGGTGAAATCAGTTCAGAATTTCGCAAGAATTGGACTGAAGATAAATTGATGTCAATTATGTTGGAATGGGATAATTCAGTAATTGCCCAGCCACTTGAAATTATTGAAGATTCAGGAGAAGAATAATGGAAGAAGATTTAATTATTGAAGTTTGGGATATATTTAAAGAATACATCCCTGATAAAAGCCGAGAAGTTGCGGCTAACCATTTTGTAGATTTCTTAGTAGGAAAAGATATAGATATATCAACCCTTGAAGGAATTACAGGTTACGATCCTCATCTAGATACAGCAATCAATCTTGTAGTTAACGAATTTAAAGATACTGATGACGATGAAGATGAAGAAGATAACTGGGATTATGATCAAGACGAGGACTGATCATGTCTTGGTATGCTAAAGTCAGCAAGGACATAGCACACCTTCCAAATTGTCTAGATTATTTTTACAACGAACTCGAAGAGGCCCGAAAAGAAGTCAAAATCTACGGTAACGTAGAGAAGGCTTCTGCGGCCTTGCCGGGTATTGTTGAACATAGATTTAATCAATTACAGGAAATTGAAGCTGTTCTTGAATATCTAAATATCGAACATCGCAGAATAAAGTCTAAAGCATTTAGAAAATATTTAGAAAATTATCAGAGAGCGTTGAGTAGTCGCGACTGTGAAAAATTTGTCGAAGGCGAGCCAGATGTTGTCGATATGGAAAAAATCATCAACGAATTTGCCATGTTGCGAAATCAATGGTTGGGCATTATCAAAGGTCTAGATATTAAACAATGGCAATTAAGTAATATTATTAAATTAAGAGCCGCAGGCCTTGAAGATATTACACTATGAGTGTATAATTTAAATTATGTTAGATATTGAAGATTTAATTGTTAAATTAGGCAGTGCTCCGGTAAAAATTAATGCCTGGGATCAACAACTTATAAGAAGTTTTGCTGATCAAATTAATCGCGGTTCTGGATTTACAGAAAAGCAGGGAACTTTAGCATTAAAAATGTTAAAAAAACACAGTGCTGTGTTGTCAGCAATGTATTCCACCGATATCACCAATTTTTTAACAAATCCCACATACAAATACCCTTTTAGGTTAATTGGCAGTTTGAAAAAAATCTCTTTTATTAAAAAAGATCCTATGGGGTCTGTTATTAAAGTAGAATTTCCCTACAATGAAGCCTATGTTAACAGAATTCGTTCTGTTAAAGAGGACCTAGGTCATGCAGTTTGGGATAAAGAGGAAAAATCATGGATTTTTTCACTCTGCGAGAAAAATTTGGTATTTTTAGCAACCTTTGCCAAAGACGAAAATTTTCAATATGACGAAAATTTTGAAAATTATATCTCACAAATAAACGCAGTCATGGAAAATATGGAAAAACATGTTCCTATGTTAATCCTTGAAAACAATACTCCAAAATTTATCAATATTCCTAAAAATATCCCAGAGTTAGCTTCTAATGATATTTTAAAATCAGTATTTGAAGCAAGAAAAATTGGAATTTTTACATGGGATGAAAATATTTCCAATTTTTTGGACAGTGACGAAGTTCCGGCTATTGTTAGAGATTTCTTAAAAAGTGATCCCAGTGAAAAATTCCACGTAGACCCTAAAAATACCCCATTTTTTGAATTGTGCGATTTTATAAATTATCTAGGGCCGAGTGTGTTTGTGATACCCGGTGGTAGTGAGCTGGAAAAATTAGAGCAATCTTATAATTTTTTAAAGTCTATAGGGATTGAGAATACACACATGAGTGTGTTGTTTCGTTTACCTTCAGATACCCATAAAAAATTCAACGATTTTGTGAAATCTAATAAACTCAACTCTCCTATAACAGAAAAAACACAAATTGTTTTTATCAGTAGCAAACTTCCAAAACCTCTGTTAAAATCAAAAGTATATTTCAATAGTGTCATCAATCTAGGCTTCGGTGGTGTTCATTATTCGATCAAAAATTACGTGGAAAATCATCACAACACCATATATTTTTCGGAAAAATCAACTCGCGGGAATTTTGAATTTTGAGCACAGCTAAAGTAATAATCAAAGATGAGACTAATGTCAAGATTGAAAATCTAGATCTTGACACACGAAAAGCCTTGGTTAAAAAATTCAAATATGAAGACCCAACTGCCAGGTATCGACCAGCCTATAAACTAGGTCGATGGGACGGTACTGTGAGTTTTTTTGGCCTTGGCGGAACAACCTATCTTTCAATGTTACCACAGGTACTTCAGTACCTCGAGTCAAAGAATTTCTATATAGAACTTGAAGATCTACGTACACCTATAACACTAGATTTTGACCAAATTTCTGAAGATTTTTGGGGTGATCAAACATGGCCAGTAGGTCATAGATTTGCTGGGGAAAAGATTAGACTACGTGATGACCAAGTCGAAGTTGTGAATAAATTTTTAGAAAACCCGCAGTGTATTCAGGAAATTGCCACCGGGTTTGGTAAAACTATCACCACCGCAACTTTGGCAAAAATCAGTGAAAAATACGGTCGAACAATAACCATTGTTCCTAACAAGAGTTTAGTTGAGCAGACAGAAGAAGATTTTGTCAACTGCGGATTAGATGTAGGTGTGTACTACGGCGACAGAAAAAATCTTGACAAAACCCACACAATTTGTACTTGGCAAAGTTTGAATATTTTAGACAAAGGCTCCAAGGAATTTGACGGTGAAGAACAGTTGGCTAGACTGACAGAATTGTTAGGCGGGGTCAGTTGTGTCATGGTTGACGAGGTACATATGGCCAAAGCAGAAGTACTAAAAACTTTGCTAACTCGCAATTTAGCCAATGCTCCTATTCGTTGGGGTTTGACAGGTACTGTGCCAAAAGCGGACCACGAATTTCAAAGCATACGTGCTAGTTTAGGTGAAGTTGTTCACCGAGTGGCCGCCCATGAATTACAAGAAAAAGGTATCCTTAGCGATTGTCATGTAAACATTATTCAAACTGCAGAATGGAAAGAATTTAACGGGTATGCCGAAGAATTAAAATTCCTTGTCACTGATAAAGATCGTATGACTTACCTTGGTAACTTAATTAATACCATTGCTGAATCAGGCAACACATTGGTATTAGTTGATAGAATTGAATGCGGACAATTTTTACAAACACAATTAACAGATTCTGTATTCATCTCAGGTTCTGTAAAAACTAAAGATAGAAAGACAGAATATGACGAAGTTAAAACTGCTGACAACAAGATTATTGTGGCGACTTACGGTGTGGCCGCTGTGGGTATTAATATCCCCCGTATTTTTAATCTGGTTATGGTGGAGCCCGGAAAGAGCTTTACACGGGTTATACAAAGCATTGGGCGAGGCATTCGAAAAGCAGATGACAAAGACTTTGTACAAATCTGGGACCTCACCGCTAGTACCAAATACGCAAAAAGGCATCTTACAGAGCGTAAAAAATTCTATAAAGAAGCCAAATATCCGTTTACGATTGAAAAGGTAAAATATCAATAATGCAAATTTTAACACT